ATTATGACCTCTCCGCAATACAAGCACGTTTTCCCGCATCATAACTTGCGGCAGGGTGGCGCTTCAAAGTCTCGTATTCAGACCGGTTCCGGCGGTATGTCTGTTTTTGTTGGCCGTGGAGGCTCGATAACAGGCCGTGGAGGCGACTTTGTGATCCTAGACGACCCAATCAAGGATAGCTTGGAAGCTGGCTCTCCTACGCTGCGTGAGCAGCTTTGGACATGGTTTACACAAGTGTTGATGACACGCTTGATGACAGCATCGGCCAGCATTGTGATTGTACAGACCAGATGGCATGAGGATGACTTGATTGGGAGGCTTACTGACCCCACTAATCCGCATTATACGCCAGAAGAAGCAGCTAAGTGGAAGATCATTAACTTACCGGCATTAGCAGAGGATGATGACCCGCTGGGGCGCGAGGTTGGCGAGTTGTTGTGGCCAGAGCGGTTCGATATGGAGTTTATGACTGCGCAGCGGCGGCTTGATGGTCGTGGGTTTACTGCGCTGTACCAGCAAAGACCTACGCCGGAAGATGGCGATCTATTCAATCGGGAGAATCTTAGCTTTTACGACAAGAAGGACTTGCCAAAAGATTTACGGATTTATGCGGCATCCGATCATGCCGTTGGCGTTGATAAGACGAGGAATGATGCGACTTGCCTGTTGATTGTAGGCGTTGACGGCAACGATGACATATACCTGATCGATTGCTGGTGGGAAAAGCAGCCTACAGATAAAGTCGTAACGGCAATGCTAAACCTCATGCAAAAGCACAAGCCATTAATCTGGTGGGCTGAGAAAGGCCATATCAGTAAAGCAATCAAGCCGTTTTTGCGCAAGCGCATGGCAGAAGAGAAAACATATTGCCGCATTGAGGAAGTAACGCCAGTGCAGAACAAGGTTCAACGAGCGCAATCCATATTAGGCCGGATGGCCATGAAAAAGGTCAAGCTGCCTAAAACATCTCCTTGGACACAAAAGGCTGTTGATGAATTGTTAAAGTTTCCTAACAGCCGCCACGATGATTTTGTTGACACACTTGCTTGGGTTGGAATGGGGCTAGATAGAATGGCAACACCAGGCGGGGGATTGTCCAACAATGATAAAACGCCCGAAGTAGGAACTTTTGCTTGGGTTAAATGGGATTCGGAAATGCGCAAGAGGCATGAGCGAGTCCACAGCACGACAGGTGGTTGGTAATGGATAAAGAAGATTTCATGGAAGTGACGGTTATCGAAGAAAAGAAGCCGGAACCATCCGAGCGCCGTAAAGCACTTGTATCGGATTTAACTGCCCGAATTAAAAGCGCAAAAGCGTTCCACGAAAAGCCTTTTAAGCAAATGTTTAAAGACATGGACGCTGCGCTCAAGGGATTTGATGATGCAGAATGGAACGATACTAACTATGTCGCCAACATTTTGCAGCGCCATGTTCAGCAAAGAACAGCTGCTTTGTATGCCAAGAACCCGCAAGCTGTAGCAACAAGACGCGACCGGATGGATTATGCCGTATGGGATGGCGAAGAGACTTCACTGGCTATGGCCTATCAGGCATCGCAAACTGCCTCTCAGGCTGCATTACCCGTGCCATTTGAGGCACAGGCTATCATACAAGACTATATGGCCGGTCAGAATCACCGCAAAATGCTTGATAACGTGGCAAAAACACTAGAGCAGCTTTTTGATTACTTTATGAATGAGCAAACCCCGTCATTTAAATCACAAATGAAGGGGCTGGTGCGCAGGGTTATTACTTGCGGTGTTGGTTATGTGAAAGTTGGTTTCCAGCGAGACATGGACAGGATGCCGGAAGTTGCAGCCCAGATAGCAGATGTTCAAGGGCAGATTGATTATATTCAGCGGATAGCCAAAGGTGCAGCAAAAGGTGAGATTAACCAAGACGATCCGCAGATCGAAGAGCTTATGCTTTCATTGAAGGCGCTAACTGAAGAGCCTATGATGATTGTGCGCGAGGGATTGTTGTTCGACTTTCCAGAGGCAAGCAGCATAATCATTGACCCAATGTGCCGCCAGCTGCGCGGTTTTGTTGGTGCAAACTGGATTGCGCATGAAATGTATCTAAGTCCAAATGATGTTGAAGAGATTTATGGCGTAGATATTAAAGACAAGTTTAATAGCTATGATGTCAAAGGCCGGTTGATGTCCGATGGCCAATACGAAAGAAAAGCATATGGCGAAATAGACATAAACAAGACCCAAAGAGAAGGCTTGGTACTTGTTTATGAGTATTACGACCAGAAAAGCGGATTGCAGTATTGCCTAGCTGATGGTTATGAGGATTTTCTGCGAGAGCCAATGGCTCCTGACGTAAAGGTTGAAAGCTTCTTCCCGATCTTCCCGTTGGTGTTTAATGAGATCGAGCATAAGGATGTGCTGTTCCCGCCATCAGACATTAAGCTACTTATGCCAATGCAGAACGAATATAACCGCGCACGGCAGGGCTTGAGAGAGCATAGACGGGCAAACCGTCCAAAGTATGCCGCACCAGCCGGTATGTTAGAGGATGCTGATAAGGAAAAGCTGGCCACTCACCCAGCTAATGCGGTGATTGAACTGCAAGCCTTGGCATCTGGACAGAAGGTCAATGATGTTATCCAGCCTGTTCAGCAAATAGGGATTGACCCTAATTTGTATGAGGTTCGCACAATATTTGACGATGTGCAGCTGGTCGTGGGCGCACAAGAAGCTAACTTTGGTGGCGTTTCCAAGGCAACGGCAACAGAAACAAGCATTGCCGAATCAAGCCGTATGTCCAGCCTCGGCGCTAATATCGATGACCTCGATAGCTTTATGTCGGAAGTTGCTAGGGCAGCTGGGCAGATTATGCTTTACGAAATGTCATCTGATGAAGTGAAAAAGATCGTTGGGCGCGGCGCAGCGTGGCCGGAAATGACCCGTGAAGAAATCATGGAAGAAGTGTTCCTTGAGATTGAAGCCGGATCAACGGGCAAGCCCAATCGGGCAGCCGAACTACAGAACATCGAGCGCATCATGCCGTTCTTGTTGCAGATACCTGGCATAGACCCAAGCTGGTTGGCCAAAGAACTGCTCAAGCGCCTTGACGACAAACTTGATATTACACAGGCGATTGTAGACAAAATTCCAAGCATTGTGGCTATGAATCAGTCTCAGGGCGAGGGTACTGGCAACCCAGCATTAGCTGGTGCGCCATCGGGAGGGGCATCCAATGCACCTATGTTAAATGCGCAGTCGGCGGGTTCATTGCCGCCGATGGGCAATAATCAATAGCGTTTTGTTGAAACTTACGATCAACAACGCTAGAATGTATTTAGAAAGGGACGCAAATGGTTGATGAACCAAAAGAGTTAGATTCGTCCTCTGACTCACAAACACAAGACGAACTTGATTTAGCAGTAGATCAGGAAGCGCCTACGTCTAGCGCAGACAGCGAAACCGAAGAGGATTTGCTTTCCGTTGTGCAATCAGCAATGGAAATCGAAGAGCCGGAGGAAGCGGAATCGCAATCCGAAGAGGAAGTTGAAGGAGAAGATGACGGGGATGCAGAAACATTAGCAGCATCAGATAATGTTGAGGATGAGGATGTATCAGACAAGTCACCTGTTCCGTATAAGCGTTTTCAAGAAGTCATTGCCGAAAAGAACGAATTTAAGCACGGCGCAGATCAGTTTAACAAGATTACGGACTATCTGAGCCACAACAACATCAATGCAGACGAAGCCTCAACAGGCTTGCAGATCATGGCATTGATGAAGAATGATCCGGCTAAGGCGCTAGAGGCATTAACGCCATTTGTTAATACCTTGCGCGAATTAACTGGTGAAGTCTTGCCAAGCGATATTCGTAATAAGGTCGATGATGGATTCATGGACGAGGATGCGGGTAGGGAACTATCAAGAGCAAGAGCCGAGGCAGATAATCAAAAACGTATAAATGACAGAGTGTTGACGCAGCAAAACAATGCACAAAGCGAACAGCATAAAAATCATTTAGCCAGAACTGTTACTGCTTGGGAA